ACGAATATCCATGCCAGCGGAGTCTATATCGCGGAACTCACCGGGGCGCAGCGGCTCATCTTCATCACGAATACGAGCGCCACGGGCTTTAAATCCAGCAGGTAGGTTAGATAACGTGCCAGCATCAATCAATTGACGTAAAATACTTGTAGATGCCTGAGATAAACCGCCAATCATGTGTGTAAGGCCAAAACCATAGAAGCCTAGACCGGGCAAAAACTTGTAATGTACAAAATACTGCTGCCTACGCATCAAGGGATCCATTTCGCTGTAATTCCTGCGAATGGACAATATCTCGTTGGTGGCCTCTAGGATGGTAACTACATATGGCATTTTCAAACCAGTAGGCTCACCCGCCATATCCATATCTTCAAAGCCAACTAGATCCAAAGACGTATGAACTTCATGAAGCACAAGCTCTTCAGAGCCAGAGCCAGACAATTGTACGCCTTGAGCTTCATTCAAAGCTTCTTTTACACCGCTATAGTCTTCTGTATTAGGAGATCCACCCGGCAAATCAATGGCTTTGTAAAACCCTGCAAGTTGCAACTTCAGGATTTCGTTCTTATCCATGCGAATAATATGCGTAATGCGCGGCGTAGTAAGCAAATCAGTTGCGCCATAAGGAACAACAACATCTTCAGCATGTACAAATTTGCTAACTGCTCTTTGTAACAGTGGGTCAAAATAAACCTTTTTAAATGTTGAACCTACAATCGGTAGATAAAATAGCATCTGATCTGTTTCAGGATCATACTCTTCCATCTCGTATGTAATCATATAATTCATGTAATCTTTAACACGTTGAGCTTGCTGCACAAGCTGTGGTGTTTCTGCACCCATAGTTTGTGTGCGAACAGGACCACCAGATGGCAGCATCTCACGATAAGCCTGTGCCTGAAACTGCGTCACTGACTCGGCAAGAAGTGGATGAACAACACCAGTAGCACCCTCAAATGGCTGACTACGCTCTTCGTAGTTCATGCCTAAAAGCTCAATACCGCGTTTATATGTATCTTCCCAGTCCTGACGCGAGGACAAATCATCTTCAATGTCTCCAGACAAATCAGAAGCAATAACACCTAAATCATTGTCATCAACAAATTCAGCTAGATTTGCGTCAAAAGGAATATCTTGAACAATTTGTTCTTCAATGATTTCGCCAACAATTGCAGAGCCATCATCCATTTCCATAATACCGGGCTGGGCAGGAAATTCTATAATATCAATCTCGGCTTGTTCTTGAACGGTCATTTCTGGATTGCCAATCCCTATTCCTTTTTCAACAGCCATATCTAGTCCTTTCTGATTTAGGTGAGGCTGACTTCGGCGCAGTCACGAGAAGGGCATCAAGCATGACCGCATAGCCACAAGCCAGCCTCTCTTTAACTATAACACCAAAGTTAACTAACATCACCTTATCTTAACTATTTTAGGCGCACCCATATAAGCCCTGCCCATACCACGAACTGCGCCGCCTTCTTGTTTAAGATCAACACCACGGCCTTTAAGAATATCAGCACGAGTTACCTTTCCATCACCTGTCAGATCAGGAAATGCAGCGCCACCATCTTCCATGCCTTGTGCCTTTTTAACTCTATCAATCGCAGCGTTAAGGCCACCGCCTTTGTTGAGGCGCTTAACTTTCTTACCAGTCTTAGTGTCTGTGTAGATTGGACCCATTTCGTTACGATCACCAATCTTTGGCTTCGGCTTTGGAAGCGTTTTAGGCTTCTTGACCTTGCCGCCTTCGTCCATTCCTTTTGGTTTTTGACGGCTCAACATGGCTCCAATTCTTCTCATGTCTGAATCAGAAATAGATTTGCCAGTTTCTTGTAGACTGCGAACAAGTTGATCTCTGATTCTCATAGATGGTGATCCATCACTCATGCCAACTATTCTTTGTATTTTGTTTCTATCCGCATCAGATATTGATTTTCCAGTATCTTTCATCAATTCCTGAATAAAAAAATCTGTAGGGGTTCCGCCTTTCATTAAAATACTCCTTTGAATTTGTTACCACGACCCGGCATGACAGCGCCGCCGTTGTTCATTCTCTTTCTCTTACTTCTTAAAATTTCATCTGGGTACGCTTTATCTGTAAGAGCTTTGCGTCTTGCTCTTTCAAAACCCACGTTTCCCTGACGTTTCATTGTGCCAAAAACGCTATCAGGCGTATCAAGAATAGCCTGTAATTCCTTGTCTGTCATATCCTCTAAGAATTTTACACCTAACTTCTTTCGTAACCTATTAAAAGCAGAAGCATCACTTGCTCTAATAATTTTTTCCCCAGCCATCAGTAATACTCCCTGCTACGTCTGTAAGTTGCCAAATCATCGTCTTCGTAATCAGAACGAGTGCGTATAAAACTGCCCTGCCTAAAACGCAGTATAGCCTGTGTCATCGAATCCGCCAAGTCATCATGCTCTCCATTGGGAAACGACGCACATTCCTCAATGACTTCTTCTGCCCATCTAGTCTCTGGACACCAGACCATACCTGACTCAAACACAGGCGCACAGGCGTTCATACGAGAAAACTTATCTGCACCACGACCCGGCGTAAAGCCAGACACAGGAATACCCATTTTACGCAAATCCTGCGTTAACGGTGTTCCAGATGCCTTTTGCTCTATCAACACCATGTCTGGTTCAAATTCTTCATACAAGCGCATTGCCGCGTCTTTAAGCTCTGGAAACTCCCATCGACCTTTTTCTGAATCCAGCAATATGATCGCAGCCTCATCACCCTCGTCAGGATAAAACACGCCCCAAGTCGTAATAGCCGAATAATCGGCCCTTTCGCTTTTTGTGAAGGCGGTGTCATACGACTGGATGACGTAATCAACGACAGGTGGATCATCATGATCCCAAACATTCCACCACTCCCTTTTGATAATTGCACCCTCTTCAGCAGTAGGATTCTGAAGATATTGTGCGTTCCACTTGGCTACAGGTATAGAAGCTCTAACGCCGTCTAGCTCGTCCCTGCTCCAGAACTCGGGCCACAACACGTTGTCTGTATCGGGAAATATCGCTGGAAACTCCACCACTTCCCACTGATCTGCCCCGCCCTCGGCTTGCTTCTGCAAAACCTTCGCTGTCAAATCGCGGATGCTCCACCGTGTCATCACGATGATTATTGATCCGCCCGGTTGTAATCTCTGTCTCGGTCCTGATGTATACCATTCGTAAATATTATCCAGCGCGGCTGGTGATAACGCATCCTGCTCTGATACAGGATCGTCAATAATACAAAGATCAGCACCACGACCAGCAAGCGCACCGCCTACACCAACAGCGTAATACTCTCCACCCATATCCGTAGACCAACGACCACTGGCCTTCGCATCTCTAGCTAATTGTATGTCAGGAAAAACATCACGATAGATCTCACTATCAAGCAGATTCTTGACCTTACGACCAAAACCTACAGCCAACTCCGCCGTGTGCGTTGCCTGAATAATCTTTGTCTGAGGCTTCTGCCCCATAACCCACGCAGGAAACAGATAACTCGCAAACTCTGACTTTGTATGTCTTGGCGGCATGTTAACAATCAGACGCTTTAACTCGCCCCTTGCCACACGCTCCAGCTTTTCGCCAAAAATCTTGTGATGACTACCAGCTATAAATGAAGGCCAGACATGTCTTACAAAATGAAGAAAGCTTGTCTGAAGCTCCTCTCGCTGATGCAACTCCTTGTACTTGTCTAAATGCTTGCCAAGAGACTCAAGCTCTGCATCAGTCAGAAACTCGGTAGCTATATCAAGGACATCATCCATTTACTACGCCGCTGGCATTAATGCCTTTAGAAAGTTGTCTGCTGCTCTATCCAGATTGGAAGATACAGGTCCGCCCTGTTGAAGCTTTATAGGAAAAGGCTGACTTAACATATTTTGGAAATTCAATGCGTTTGAAATCAAAGGACTTATATTGCCCGGACCTTGACCAGCTATTGAACTTCCATATCCAACCGGGCCTTGAAGCGACATGGGTCCAGTAGGACGAGTTGAAGAAACTACAGGTGAAACAGAGGACATCGGCATAGGCTGCATATTCTGCATAGGCAGAATAGAAGCAGGAGGCGCAGATGCAGGAAAGTCCTCCAAACGAGTTGACGGAACAATAACATCCATAATTGGATCAGGCGCTGGATCTGTAATTATGCCATCATCTATCACAGGATCTTGTGGATCAGGCACTGGATCAGCTACGGTGTCGATAGGACTAGGCCGACCTTGTAAAGCTGCAAGGTCTTTATTGTATTGCTCCATATATTCTGCTTGATTAACTGCTTGTGGCAAATAACCCGGCCCAGCATCTTGAACGGCTGAAGCAAGGTCACTAGAACCAGCTATACGATTTTCCATAGTGTCTTGGCTAGAGCCTATATATATTTTTCTTCCAGAAGGCACACGATAAAAAGTTGGAAAGTCAGCATCACCATCGCCCTCAAAAGATGGAATGCCCATTGGACCCGGGTTACCTGAACCGCCAAGAGCCTTTAAAATATCGGCCTCATCAGGAGTGATGTAAGATAACATATGATCCTGACCACTAATCTTGACATTGCGAGGAGGTACAGGTCCACCATCCTCAAGTCTAAGAGGAGGACGCATAGCCTGTTGATTTAACATCTGCTGATACAAAGCAGCGTTACTAGCCACAGACGGTGCCATCTGTCCAGCTATCGGACTACCATATCCAACTGGTCCCTGCAAATTAGACTGAACAGGTTGACGCGGTGATGGAACAATAACTGGCGCAGCAGGAGGTGGAGGCTGTCCTGTGCCTATTCCACCTATCTGATTAGGAACGTCGCTACCAGTATCTATTGGTGTACAAGCACCGTTCTTCATTACAAACCCATCTGGACATGGATCTGTCGGAGACTTAACTTGTTGATCATCGCCGCCTTGACCTTGAGGGCCAGCATATGGATTGAAATCAGGATTGCCAGTGTATCTTCCATAACCGTCTATAGCGCCAACTATTCTACCTTGAGTGTCATTAACAGTGTTAGTTGCGGGATCAACAACAGCAACCTTTGAAGCTGAAGCATCGCTAAGAGTTCTGTCATTAAAGAAACCGCCAATCGTGCTTAAACCAGCAGGAAGATTACCACTTCTAGTGTTTATATCAGCTAACATATCTCCCGTAATCGCAGTAGGTTTACCGTCAGGAGTCATACCTATCATGCCAGCCGCAGGAATACCCTTCTCCATGCCTAAAGCGGCAATTGCTAAACCGGGAGAAATACCAACTAAATCAGGACTTCTATTTGCATAAGCAGCATTAATCTCTTCTTGAGTCGGCGCACCAGTTAAGCTGCCAACAAAACTCTGAAGACCCTTCCCTATATTGCTCATAATCCCAAGGTCCATAATTCCCGGAGGCTGTATGTCCTGCATCGCTCTGGCAACAGTCATAGGATCTTGAGTCAATGGATCTATTTCTTGCTGACTCGCAATATTGCTAACAGATGAAGGAGCGGAGGCAACAGCGCTTGTGTCTGCTACAGGAGACACACTAGCTGCCAAGGCCACTTCCTCTGGACTTGGTGCCATGTTGTA